CTCGTTATGGAATCGTCGCGAATCCATTTGCGAAGGGTGCTACTACCCCAACCGCTCCAGACAACATTGCTACCAACTCTAACGTATACTACAGAAGAGTTAAGGTTGCTAACCTTATGTGAGTCATCCTCACATATTCTCAAGACCTCCCACACGGGGGGTCTTTTTTTATCTAAATAAAAATAAAAATGAAATATTTTCACCAATTCCAAGAAGATCTTTCGAAAAATGTTATTCGTCTTGATAAAAAATCGCAAGAAAATTTGAATAAGGCAAAAAAGGGTCAAATTGGTCCAGGTTCAAAACCAGTTCCTAACACAACATTTAGATTAGAACCCGTCAACATTCCCATGAAATAATAATGGCAAATGCTCTTGCAAATCAAATTTCAAATAGAAATTTTTTATCTCCAGTAGGATTTAAATTCACTATTGCAAAAGAACCAAAAGTTTCATTTTTTTGCACTAGTACCAAAATTCCAGAAATATCACTGCAAACTGAGACACAAAATACTTACTTAAAAAATATTGATGTACCTGGTGATATACTTACTTATGCAGATCTATCTTTAAAATTTTTAGTTGATGAAGATCTTGTGAACTATATGGCAATACATAATTGGTTAACTGGTTTAGGATTTCCCGAAAGTGCTCAAGATTATAGAGATCTACTTACTAATCAAGATGATGTAACACAACCATTAGATCCTAAAAGAGCATTTAGTGATGGAAGTCTTTATATTTTAGATAGTAACTATAACACAAATGCGATTGTTAAATTTAAAGATCTATTTCCAGTTTCATTAACTTCATTGGAATTTGACTCAACTCAAACTGATATTCAATACTTTACAGCAGAGGTATCTTTCAAGTATACTGTATACAATATACTAAGTGAAACTGGACAACCTCTATGACATTGGATGAAATTCAGGAAATGTGGCAGAGAGATGCTGTCATTGACCCTGATAACTTACATGACGAATCTTTAAAAATTCCTCAATTACATGCAAAGTATTATACTGTATACAATACTATTACTCTCTTAAGAGAAAAGGCAAGAGATACATACAATAGGGTTAAACTTGAACGATACAACTACTACACGGGAAAGGCGCCTGCAGAGGTTTATGTTGAAGAACCGTTTCCGTATAAGGTAAGAGATAAAGAGGCGTTACAGAGGCATATGGACGCCGATGAGAAGTTGAATAAAATTGATCTCAAAATCAGATATTACGACATTATGCTTAAGTTTCTTGAGGAAGTTATTAAGTGTATCTCGAACAGAACGTTTCAAATAAAAAATGCACTGGAATGGCACCGTTTTCAGGCAGGGTTTAATTAACAGAAATAAATAATCATAACTGATATTTTATGAATGTCCCATTTGATTGTATCTAAAAAGAATGAAGTGTACCTTCAAGTTGAAGCAGAAGCACACGTTTACTATGAGTTAAGAGATGCATTTCAATTTGAAGTACCAAATGCTAAATTTGCTCCCGCTTACAAAAATAAGTGGTGGGATGGATTCATATATCTCTTTAATGTAAATACAAGAGAAATATACGTCGGACTATTAGACAAACTCATAAGATTTTGTGAGCAACATAATTACACTTATGAGTTTGTCAATAACAAATACTATGGACTTCCTTTTGAGGTGAATGAAAATATCTCAAAGGAAGGTGTAAAAGATTACATGAATTCTATCTGCAAGTATGCTCCCCGCGATTACCAAGTTGAGGGAGTATACGACGCATTAAGACATAATAGAAAGTTGTTGATATCTCCAACTGCTTCTGGAAAGTCGTTGATGATATATTCGATTGTGAGATACTACGTTGAGAAAGGACAAAGTATTCTCGTAGTTGTCCCAACGACATCGCTTGTAGAGCAGATGTATAAAGATTTTGAAGATTACGGGTTTGATGTGGGATCATATTGCCACAAGATCTATGCTGGAAAAGAAAGAGAAACAGACTCTCAGGTGATTATCACCACTTGGCAGTCCATCTACAAACTTCCCAGACAATATTTCTCAAGATTTAATGTGGTCGTTGGAGATGAAGCACACCAGTTTAAATCAAAGTCATTAGTATCTATAATGACAAAACTTTCTGATGCCAAATATCGGTTTGGATTTACAGGAACTTTAGATGGTACACAGACTCATAAGTGGGTATTGGAAGGATTATTTGGTCCTTCTTATAAGATTATTAAAACTGATGAGTTGATGAAGAAAGGTCATGTTGCAAAACTTGATATTAATATTCTTCTACTGAAGCACCCAGCACACAAATTTGAAAACTTTGAAGAAGAAGTCCAGTATATTATCAATCATGAAAAGAGAAATAAGTTTATCAAAAACCTTGCTCTCGATCTAAAAGGAAACACTTTGATTCTCTTCGCCAGAGTTGAAGGTCACGGACAACCTCTATATGAATTAATAAATAACAGTGTCAATGAAGATCGCCAAGTCTTTTTTGTGCATGGTGGAGTTGATACTGAAAATCGTGAGAAAGTCAGAGAAATTACTGAAAAAGAAAACAATGCGATTATTGTGGCATCGTATGGAACTTTTAGTACAGGAATTAATATTAAAAATTTACATAATGTTATTTTTGCTTCACCTTCAAAGTCTAGAATCCGCAATCTCCAGTCAATCGGAAGAGTCTTAAGAAAAGGAAATAATAAGACAAAGGCAACTCTATATGATATTGCCGATGATATCAGTTATAAGTCAAGAAAGAATTATACTCTCAATCATTTAATCGAACGTATCAAAGTCTATAATGAAGAAAACTTTAATTATGATATTGTAAATATACCTTTTAAAAACTAATGGGAGAAGAGTTTTACGCAGTTATAAAATTAGTATCAGGTGAAGAGATTCTATCGTTAGTCCTTGTGGATGAGAATGATGGAGATCCAGTACTAGTGCTTCAGAATCCAGTAACAATGAAAACTTATAATAATCAACAAGGAACTTATCTTAAGGTAAAACCTTGGATGGAATTATCTGATGATGATTTCTTTATTGTAAAACTTGATAAGATTATTACAATGACAGAAACTAAAGATAAAAAATTACTTGATATTTACAATAACTACATTGAAGATAATGATAGTATTGATATTTACAATCCTGCAGGTCAAGTAAAACCTTCTTCGAAGATGGGTTACGTATCTTCGGTTGAAGATGCTCGTAAGAGTCTTGAAAGAATCTTTAAAGGCCTTAAAGAAAGCTAAATCCTGATCTTCAACCGGGACAAAGGTAGTCTACACGTATTTTTATACCTTGTCAAGCCCTTGTAGTTGTGTTATAATAAGGACAACCTATATTATATAAGTCCAATGCTATGCCTAAGAAAAAAACAGAACACTATGTAAATAATAAAGAACTTTTAGAGGCAATGGTTGTTTATCGATCAAAGGTTGAAAAATCATTCAATGAGAAGTTCAATAGAGACCCCACTAAACAAGATAGGGGTAAGCACTGGGATGGTAAGCCACCGATTCCAAACTATCTTGGAGAATGCTTTTTGAAGATTGCCACACATTTATCATATAAACCAAACTTTGTCAATTATATGTTCCGTGAGGATATGATTTCTGATGGCATTGAAAATTGCGTTCAGTATATTCATAACTTTGATCCAGAAAAGTCAAAGAATCCTTTTGCATACTTTACTCAGATTATTCACTACGCATTTCTGAGAAGAATTCAAAAGGAAAAGAAGCAACTGGATATTAAGACTAAGATTATTGAACGCACTGGGTTTGATGAGGTTATGACAGTTGATGACGGGTTGCTTTCTGGCAGTAATTCTGACTATAATACGATGAAGGACAACATCCAATACAGAAACGGAAATCGATGAAGGTAGCAATTCTTACCGATACTCACTATGGGTGCAAGAAAGGTTCAAAGTATATTCACGATTACTTTGAACTTTTTTATAAAAATGTATTTTTTCCTGCTCTTGAAGAACATGGAGTGGAAGCAGTAATTCATATGGGTGATGCTTTTGATAGTCGCAAATCAATTGATTATCAAAGTCTTGAATGGGCAAAGCGTGTTGTTTTTGAACCTCTCAAAAAGTACAATGTTCATATGATTATTGGTAATCATGATTGCTACTATAAAAATACAAATAATGTAAATTCTCCTGCTCTTCTTCTCAAGGACTATCCAAATATTAAAACTTATAGTTCTCCAACAAATACTAAAGTTGGTGGAATAGATATGACTTTTATTCCTTGGATTTGTAGTGAGAACTATGACGAAACCTTAAAGGTAATTAAAAAATCTAAAGCAAAAGTTGCTATGGGTCATTTAGAACTCAAAGGATTTCGTGTTAATAGACATCTTGTAATGGAGGAGCATGGACTGGAAGCGAATATTTTTTCAAACTTCACAAAGGTATTTTCTGGTCATTACCACACTCGTTCTGATAATGGAACTGTGTTCTATCTTGGTAATCCTTATGAAATGTACTGGACAGATGTAAATGATACTCGTGGATTTCATATCTTTGATACTGAAACTTTAGAGCACACTCCAATTAATAATCCTTATAAATTATTTTATAACATTTATTATGAGGATACTCCCCATCAATTGTTTGATATAACTGAGTATGAAAACAAAATTGTAAAGGTGATTGTTCGCAAAAAATCTAAACCAAAAGATTTTGAAAAATTCATTGATAAACTTTACACAGCAGGAATTCAAGATTTAAAAATTGTAGAAAATTTTGAAATTCAAGAAAATGAAGATTTTGAGATTGATGAAGAAGAAAATACAATGTCCATTCTAAATCGTTATATTGACGAAGCAGAATTTGAATTTGATAAAAATGTTATCAAAGGTATTTTTCAAGATCTTTATCGACAAGCTTGCGAGGTAGAATAATGTTTCTTCTGACTCTCAAAGATAGAAAAGACGATGGTGCATATGCTGTCCAAGACCAATATGGGCATAAAGTTTTATTTCTCTTTGAGGATGAGGATGATGCTACCCGTTATGCTTTGATGTTAGAAGACCAAGAAGAAACTGAAATGGACGTTGTTGAAGTTGACGACGACCTTGCAATAAAGACTTGTAAACTTTATAATTACAAGTATGCTGTGATCACTCCTGATGATATCGTAATTCCTCCTAAAAATGTTAGTATTTCACAAGATTAATAAACCTTTTAGAAACATAAAATATTATAAATAATTAGGTAATAAACCTTTTAGTATATTAATGTTTCATCTTCATCATATGCTCCCAAAGCACTCTTCTTATTTTGATTATCTTGGTGATTTTAAAGAAGATGAATATTATAAAATTTATTTAACTCCCGAAGGTCACGCAGATCAGCACGATATTTTATATAAAGTATTTGGAGATAAATTTGATAAAATTGCCTCCGATGGACTCAGGGGTCAAAAAAATATAAAACCACAAGTTTTTAGTGAAGCAGGTAAGAGAGGTGGGAAAGCAAAACCAGACTCTCTGGCAAAACAAAAAATGTCTGATAAAAAACTTGGAAAAAAATTGACCGAAGATCATAAGAAAAAAATAAGTGATGCTAATTTAGGTAAGAAAAAACCTATGAGTGAAGAGCATAAAGATAAAATTAGTCAAAGTTTAATTGGAAATACTAGAAGAAAGAATGGTAAAAAAACTTGGAAACCAGATGAAGATTATAAATCAAAAATGAGTGAGATAAAAAAAGGAAAGAAACCTCACGCATTTACGGAAGAGACACGCAGAAAAATGAGTGAAGCAGCAAAAAATAGAAAGAAAAAACTTGACAATAAGTAGTTTGCCTGATATGATGTCCTTATTAGATTTTGACTCTTGTGATTACATTTAAGAAAATCCGTTATAAGAATTTTTTAAGTTCTGGTAATCAATTCACAGAAATTGATTTCATTGCACATAAAACAAATTTAATTATTGGAACAAATGGAGCAGGAAAATCCACTTGTTTGGACGCTCTCACATTTGCACTATTTAATAAAGCATTTCGCCGAATTAATAAAAATCAACTAGTCAACACTACTAATGAAAAAGATTGTCTAGTTGAAATTGAGTTTTCTACAAATAATCGTGAATATCTTGTCCGTCGTGGAATCAAACCAAATGTCTTTGATATTGAGGTAAACGGTCAATCTCTGCATAAGGAAGCAGATGACCGTGCCAATCAAAGAATTCTAGAAGAGAATATTCTTAAGGTAAACTACAAGTCTTTTACTCAGATTGTGATTCTGGGTAGTAGTACTTTTGTTCCTTTTATGCAACTTCCAACAGCACATCGTCGAGAAGTGATTGAAGATCTTTTGGATATCCGTATCTTCTCTGCAATGAATAATCTTATCAAGGATAGAATTCGTACTCAGAAAGATCAGGTCAAATCTCTTGAGTTGCGTAAAGAGAATTTAAAAGAAAAGATGAAAATGCAACAAAACTTCATCGAAGAGTTGGAGAATCGTGGTAATGCCAACATCAATGCCAACAGAGAAAAGATTGCCAATTTAGATGCCGAAGTTGGCGTTTATATGACCGAAAGTGCCAAAACTGAAGAGCAGATTTTTACCTACACTAAAGATCAGGAAGAACTCATTGGTGCCGATGATAAGTTAGTAAAACTAAACAATCTTAAGGGTAAAATTTCGCAGAAAGTATCTGTCATTACTAAAGAGCATAAGTTCTTTACTGAAAATACGGTATGCCCTACTTGCACTCAAACAATTGAAGAAGAGTTTCGGTTAAATAGAATTACAGACGCTCAAAATAAAGCAAAGGAACTCCAGAAAGGTTTTCAAGAACTTGAGGAGACTATAAAGTTAGAACAAGAACGAGAGCGTCAATTCACAGTTCTATCTAAGGAGATTACGAAACTCAATCATGAGATTTCTCAAAACAATACTAGGATTTCCCTCAACCAGAGACAAATCCGAGACCTTGAATCTGAAATTCAAACTATTGCCCAAAATCTTGCAAACAGAAATACTGAGCATGAGAAGTTAGAAGAATTTCAAACCAATCTCCAAAAAACATTCGAAGACCTTTCAAAGAAAAAAGAAGAAATCGTTTATTACGATTTTGCC